TTATCTTCAGGGAATTGAATTCCCATGCCGAATGCTTCGCCGTTTGGTGCGTTTGAGTCTGTAAGCAAGTATCCAGTGTATCCTAGTCTATCAGGCTTTCCGTAGATGCCGTCAGCGGTTACTGTAAATGCACTTGTGTCAATATTAGATTCGTCAACAGTTTGTAAGTCGACACTTCCGTCGTGATTTAGTGCGACAGTGTAAAGATGAGAAACATCATAACCACTCTGGTCTGCGGCAGCTTCTGCTTCGGCAACAACTCCGTTATTGATCTGCATCTCTCTTTCGTATGTGCTCAAAAGATCTCTCAAGGTATTGTCCTGGTACTCAGCAAAGAAATTCTCATCTGGTGGCTCGTTACCTGTAGTTTCGTTTGTTACTTCGTAGAGGTTGCCTTTATATCTTACAACCTGTCCTACTGCGTAAGTTTTCTCTGGGTCATACTCTCCTTCAAACAGATCTTCGTCTTCGGGCTTAGTAAGTATGTCACTAAATTCTTGTGTGTCGGTTAGCTGCTTGAGTTTAAGTCTATACAAGTGTGGATACCACGTAGGCGAAAAGCCTTCAGCAGCTCTGTTAACGTCTTCAACTACATAGAATCGTTTCAGTGCTGTTTGGAAATCGTTTGCAGCATATTCGTCCTCTAGATGCGGCAATTCAATAACATCACCACTCATTATTTTACGCCCAATAGTTTTTACTGAACTAGTGATGTGCACTGTCAAAAAGATTGTGTCGTTAGAAAGAAACAAACCAAACTGCGATAAGTCAAAGTCAATATCTTGGACGTTATATATTCCTCGAATTCGATAAATGTCATTGTCGTACTTTCGATCTCTGTTTTCAAGAAACAGTAGGTCTTGTATTTGTGTATTGTCTTTGACAACTTCGCCGTCGTCGGTTCCTAGGTACTTGTGTAGAAACACATCGGTACCGCCTACAGTAAACGATTCGAGAATGGTACGATCCATGAAGTAGTAATCATTCCCGCGTGTTGGTTTGTATAAACTTAGTCTTGGCATTAGCTTTACCTATATTGTAAACGTATTTATCAATGATAAATACAACACGGAGAACTTCAATGACTGATACATCGATGCAAGAACAATTAGCAACACAAAAACAAGAAGTATACGATTACATTAAAGCCTTTTTAGGTGGCGGCATGGTTGATGTCGAGTTGGATCCTATACACTACCAAACAGGACTTGAAAAAGCACTGTCAAAGTTTCGACAGCGATCAGACCACGCTGTTGAAGAATCTTATCTCTTTCTTCCGTTGGTGATAGATCAAAACCAATATATTTTGCCAAAAGAAGTAATTGAAGTACGCAAACTATATCGTAGAGGTGTCGGATCACGCCACGGTGGCGGAGGCAGCGGAACAGTTTTCGAACCGTTTAACCTTGCTTACACAAACACATATCTTTTGAGCGGATCTACCCAAATGGGCGGACTAGCAACTTATGATTTCTTTGCACAACACCAAGAACTAGTAGGCAGAATGTTTGGCTCGTTCTTAGAGTTTCAATGGAATTCAACAACAAAGAAACTAACCATACTGCAAAGACCACGAGCTGATACCGAAGAGATTCTTATCGAAGCATACAACTATCGTCCTGACAGTCAGTTACTTGAAGACTATTTGGCCAAGCAATGGATTAAGGACTATGCACTTGCAGCGTGTAAGTATATGCTAGGCGAAGCACGAAGTAAGTTTGCAACAATAGCAGGTCCACAGGGCGGCACAAGTCTTAACGGCGATACCCTAAAAGCAGAAGCACAAGCTGAAATGGAAAAACTTGAACAAGACGTCATCCAGCAAGTGGCCGGCGGGGTTGGTTTTTCTTTTCTAATCGGTTAGGGTTCACAGTAGGATAAGATAAATAAGAGTATGAAAACTACTCTTATTGAAATTATTGAAAACGACACAAGTTATAATAAATCCGCAACCAGGTATCTGTATAAACAGCATCCTGAGCTATGGCAGCGGATTCTAACAGCAACAAATTTTCTGCCTGGAACCGCTAAAGCTAAACAACGAGTGTGGCACGTATTGAATGACGTGTATGAACGTCCTGTGTGTCCTGTAACAGGCGAGTATGTAAAATGGTGGGAGAATAGGTACCTTAAAACATCAAGTGTTTCCGCTAGTACCACGCATAGAAATAAATTAGGACTGAATAATAATCAAACAGAGTCTGCTAAAGCAAAACGCACAAAGACACTAAGAGACGGGTTTGCTACTGGGCGTATAATGTCTAAACAGTGGTCACCTAAAGAAGCTGCCGCTAGGTACGAAAAGATACGTGCTGCTACGCAAGAGAAGTACGGGGTTCGTTCTACACTGCTAATCCCAGAAGTAAGAGAAAAACAATATCAATCAAAGGTTGATAAAGGAATCATAACAGCTAGAGAGGATCGCACTGCTCGTCAGTTATATTACGACGCTGTAACACGTCTTACTAAGAAGAGCTGGGCAGAGCACTTTGATAAAATAAATCCTAACAGACTAAACAGAAGCGAATGGGACTTGGATCATAATTATAGTATTCAAGCAGGATTCCGCAACGGGATTCCGCCGTATGTTATAGGACATTGGACTAACTTGCGTATGATGATTCCAGCAGAGAACTATAGTAAAGGTATGAAGTGCCACAAAACAAAGAAGCAACTATTTGAAGATGTATTTGCGTCGATCGGTTGATTTAGGTTGACATCTAGTAGTTCTCCAGTTATACTATCTATATAACTGGAGACATGAATGACAATCCCACCCAAACTGATGATAATAGGACACGCTCGACACGGCAAGGACACTGTCTGTGAGTATATTGTCAACAAATACAACTTTGAATACGAATCCAGCAGTCATTTTGCTGCTCGACATTTTATCTTCGACGAACTTAGAGTTCGATTTAACTACCAAACTGTAGAAGAATGTTTAGCTGACAGAGTTAATCATAGAGAACTTTGGTATAACATGATTGCTGATTATAACAGTAATGACCCTGCTCGACTTGGCAAGGAACTGTATGTTGAAAACGATATCTATTGTGGTCTGCGTCACAAGCGTGAATTCCACAGTATGAAGAACCAAGGTGTATTTGACTACGTAATTTGGGTTGACAGAAGCGATCACTTGCCGCCAGAAGACAAGACCAGCATGTCGCTTGAGCCTTGGATGGCTGATTTTGTAATTGACAATAACGGACTGCTAGAGGAAACTAAACGCAACACTACAGACCTAATCGATAACATACTTGTAACGCACTTAGGTTACGATGCATTAGAGGTCTTAGCTCGTTAATAATCAGGCGTTAAGTCGCCCTGTCGCCACTTAGAGCCTGTCTTCTGCAGGATACGCTGGCAGTTAGCGCATATAGTCTTTAAGTTATTCGGACGGCAGTTTTCTAAGTCGCCGTCCACATGATAAACATCAAACTGTTCACAGTGTTTACTCTTAAACCCGCACTTCTCACAAAAATCTTTCTTCGTATACCCTCTATAAAACCACCTCGGACTCCTTGCTTTCTTTTTGTCGTTTGAGCAACTTTCGCACCTTGTCCTATAATAAGCCTTGTTGTTCTTATAATAATTTAGTGCACACGGTTTTCTTCTGCAGATTTTACATAAAGGACGCATAGGTTTATATTTAGCACCTTTTCTCCCCCTTTTCACCGCATATAACAAGGGTATTTTAAGTGATGTCCGCTAAATACTAGTAACGGAATATACCGCTTAAAGGAGAAATAAACATGGCACTAACCTCACCAGGTGTAGAAGTTACGGTAATTGACGAATCGTTCTACACGCCAGCAGCACCGGGCACAGTCCCAATGATTTTTGTTGCTTCTGCGCAGAATAAGAGTAATGGTAGTGGCACTGGTATTGCACCAGGTACACTAGCAGCAAACGCAGGCAACCCATACCTGCTAACATCACAGCGTGAGCTTGTAGAGACTTTTGGTGATCCGATCTTCTACACAGACGCAAACAACAACCCAATTAACGGCGGCGAACTAAACGAATATGGTTTGCAAGCTGCTTATTCTCTGCTAGGTGTTAGCAGCAGAGTATATGTTACAAGAGCAGACATTGACCTAGCTTCGCTACAGCCGCAAGCTGAAGAGCCAGGCGCTGCACCAGACAACGGCACTAACTGGTTAGACACACAGATTACACGTTGGGGCATTGCTGAGTGGAACGGCGAACCATCGAGCACAGCAGGCGGGCAGACTTTTTCTTCTCAGACTCCTATTGTAATTACTGACTCTACTCGCATTGACCAGCTGTCAGGCGTACCAAAAGCAAGTGTTGGTGCAATCGGCCAATACGCTGTAAAAGCAACAACTAACAAGTTTACTGTTTACGTAAAAGACAAGACTGGCGCTTGGCAGCTACTTGGCAGCCCAGAGTGGAAGGCAAGTATTCCTTTCCTAGTAGGCGGAACTCCAGGCAGCGGATCAGATCTAGGTAACGGCAACGACAGTATTGATATTACTGTTGGTGGCACACTTTACTCGTTCCTAGAGATTGCAGACGGTGATCTAGCAGATCAAGTCGACGGCTTAGACGCTGCACTTGTTGGCAGTGGTGTAACTGTACAGCTTGATAACGGTCGTGTTGCATTTTACAACAACGGCAGTGTTTCTGATTTTGTTACATTTGGCGCTGGCAACTTACTAAGTGCTGATAACCTAAACATTCCAGAAGTTACAGCAGGCAATGTATATTATGCACCAGCTCTGCAAATCAGCCCACACACAGACGTTCCTCTGTTCAGATCAGCAGACAACGATCGTCCAACAGGCAGTGTATGGATCAAATCAACCGAGCCAAACGCAGGCGCACGTTGGAGGTACTTCCGTTACAACAGCGACGTTGAACTGTTTGACGCAGTTGAAGCACCGTTGTTTACATCAAACGCTGAAGCATTATTCTCGTTAGATAGAAGTGGTGGCGGTCTAAACCTTGCACAAGGTGTTACTTATGTTCGTTATAACTCAGAAGGTATCACTCCAAGACAAGCTGAGTTCAAAATTTATAGCAGAACTACTTTTGGACCAACTAACATTGTAAGTCAGCCATTAACAACTACTCAAGACAGTGGTGTTAAAACTATCACTATCTGGGAAACACAGCTAGGCGAGCGTACTATTTCAGCAGGTGTTCCGGTTGATATTACATTCTCTGGCGTAACTGATCCAGCAGAAGATGCAGATGCTATCGCTGGCGCAATTAACGCAGCAGGTTTTGAAAACGTAGTTGCAAGTGTTGACGCACAGAACCGTATTACAATCACTCATGAACTAGGTGGCGACATCCGCTTTGGTGCAGACGGTGATGATACAGCAGACGTACTAGGCGACATTTTTGTTCCATTTGATGCAGACAACGTTACAAGTACAAATAGAAACTTCTACCTTGTTACTGGCGAAAATCCAGGCTTGTATGTTGCAAGTATTTGGGCAGAAGCGGACCTGGTTGCACAAGAAGATCCACCGCAGAACATTGCATCACAAGGTGAGCTTTGGTACAACAGTGTTGTTGACGAAGTTGACATCATGGTACACGACGGCAGCACATGGGTTGGTTACTTGCAAGAGTTTCCAGACACAGATCCAAACGGTCCAACTGTTAGCGCAGGCGAACCTTCGCTAAGATCAGACGGTGCACAGTTTGTTGATAACGATCTTTGGATTGATACTTCAGACATTGAGAACTATCCAACAATTTATCGTTATGACGGACCGGCAGCAAGATTTGTTCTTGTTGATACAACTGATCAAACATCAGACACTGGTATACTGTTTGCTGATGCACGTTATGGTACAGATGGTGGCACTCCAACTTCACAACCATCAGGAACTATTGCAGAGCTATTAAGCAGCAACTTCCTTGACCCGGACGCTCCGGATCCAGCACTATACCCACGTGGCATGTTGCTGTACAACCTACGTAGAAGCGGCTTTAACGTTAAGCGTTTCGAGCGTGGCTACATTGATCTAACACTAGACAATGATCGTTTTGGCGGCCAGGCTATGGCAGATTACTATCCAAACCGTTGGGTTACAGAATCACGTAACCAGAACGATGGTTCAGGTAGCTTTGGCGCAGTAGCTCAGCGTATTGTAGTTGTTCAATCACTGCAAGCAATGGTTAACAGCAACGACCAGATCCGTGATGATGAGTCACGTGTGTTCAACGTAATGGCAACGCCAAACTATCCAGAGCTTATTGGTGAGATGATCACTCTTAACTTTGATAGAGGAATTAGTGCATTCATTGTAGGCGACAGCCCAATGACATTGACTCCGGATGCTACTTCACTTAACGAGTGGGGACAGAACGTTCGTAACGCAGTTGAAGATAATAAGCAAGGTCTAGTGAGCTTTGATGAGTATATGGGTGTATATTACCCAGCAGGCTTTACAAGTGACAACCTAGGTAACAACGTTGTTGTTCCACCAAGTCACATGGCACTGCGTACTATCGCACTAAGTGATCAAGTTAGCTACCCATGGTTTGCTCCAGCTGGTACACGACGTGGCGGTGTTACAAACGCAACTTCGTCAGGTTACATTAACAGCGAAGGCGAGTTTGTAAGCGTGAGCTTGAACGAAGGCCAGCGTAACACGTTGTACTCAAACAGTATTAACCCGATTACTTTCTTGAACGGCGCCGGACTTGTTGTATTTGGTCAGAAGACTCGCGCAAGAAACGCAAGTTCACTAGACAGAATCAACGTAGCACGTCTTGTAATTTACTTGCGTTCGCAGTTGAACAGATTGGCTAAGCCATACTTGTTCGAGCCAAACGACAAGATTACACGTGACGAGATCAAAGGCGCAGTTGAGAGCTTGATGCTAGAACTAGTAGGGCAAAGAGCACTTTACGATTATATTGTTGTGTGTGACGAATCAAACAACACACCTGCAAGAATCGATCGTAACGAACTCTACGTCGACGTAGCTATTGAACCTGTTAAAGCGATTGAGTTTATCTACATACCGTTGAGACTCAAGAACACAGGAGAGATTGCAGGTCTATAAGCAAAAGGTTAGGGCTCTTTTATAGAGCCCACTTTTTGATAAATACTAGCAACAGGAGAATATATAAATGGCAATTTCATCATTATCGAAAATTACAGTACCACTAGCTAGTGACCAGTCGGCTACTAGTCAGGGTCTGTTAATGCCTAAGCTACAATATCGTTTCAGGGTATCACTTGAAAACTTTGGCGTAAGCTCAGGTACAACTGAATTAACAAAGCAAGTGGTTGACGTAACGCGCCCTAACGTAACGTTTGAGGAAATGGAAATTCCGATTTACAACTCAAAAGCATACCTAGCAGGTAAGCACACTTGGGATCCACTTACACTTAACTTGCGTGACGATGTTACTGGCTCTGTTCAGAAACAAGTCGGTGAGCAGCTACAGAAGCAGTTCGACTTCTTCGAGCAGTCAAGCGCAGCTTCAGGTGTTGATTACAAGTTCTTAACACGTATTGAGATACTAGACGGCGGTAACGGTTCTTTTGAACCAACTATATTAGAAACATGGGAGTGCTATGGTTGCTTTGTACAAAATGCAAACTATAACTCACTAAACTATGCAACTAATGAACC